CCTTTACTGTTGATTTCTCAGTTGTTTCAGGATATAAGAAATACGCTAAGGCGATTAAATTTTCGTTAGACATCTTATGGAGAGTATCCAATACCTTCACAACGTCCTCCCTATTTTTTGCCCTTAGTTGTTCTAATGATTTATAATATAGCTCTTTCCCCTGCTCTGTTAATTTATACATTCTGTTGACTTTTACAAAAAATGGAAGTTCAGATCTAGAATTCAATCGTTCCGCCACTGTCTCCGAGTATCCTTGATAAGCTTCTGTATCCGTCTGTATATTTAGTAGTTTTGAAAGAACTAGAACTATTTTATGTATTTTCGTGCTTTTATTACCTTTATCACCTATTGCCAAAATTATTAAATAATCTAGATCTTCAAGCGACAAATCATTCATTATCTTTTGATATCGAAATGAAAGTTTAAAAAGATTTAGGCTTTTCCCTGAAAGCCTTTAGGGAGCCGTCAGGCACCGTATGCCTGTTGCCTCCAGTACCAGTAGTACGTTAGTGAGGTCACAACGATACCGAGGGCAATAAGTACTGCAACAGCGTACTGATTTGAAAGTACCGCTAAGAGGTAACTATAAACTACGTAAAGATCCTGGTAAATAGCTAAAGTCCATGAGACTTGGGGAGACGGCGCAGAAGAGACCATGTCCTTGACAGGATTAATTACGAACGATATACCTTGCAGTATCGTGGAGAAGATGAAAATCGCAAATAAGGCTATTACTATTATCGATACGATTGATATTTGCTCCTGCCGCTGAGCCATAAAAAAGGATCCGTACCTGCCCTAATAAATAAAAACGTTTTCTCCCTCTTTCAACTCGCTCAAATATCTCCTAGCCTTCTCCCTTGCTAATTCGTCCCGTGTTATCCTGACCAGGAATGCCAACCTGGCCTTTGCTAAGTCGTCGGTCATTTCAATAACGTTACATTCGTGGTCGTATGTATAACCCCTCCTTAAGTCTCTAACTATAACATCGGGAATCTGCCAATCATCAGTAACCAAAATACCTTCTCTTCTATAATAACAGCTGTTTCTTCCCTTGTAAATGTTCATCTTTGGACACCTGAGGAAAAGAAGTAAAAGGAAAAATTAAAAAATATAGTTTGGCTTACGACGTGTTTAGAACATGTCTGTGGACTTCATCAAGTACCTTATGACGTATATCAGTGCTACTATTATCAGCACTACCACGAGGATTTCGAATATTGACCCTAACGCTGGTGCTATTGGATTTATGAAGTTGTAAGCATTGGGGATTTTAACGGCAGTAGTGTTGAAAGTGTTAAGAATGAAAATGCCGACACCGCTGACTATAGATACAGTTACAGCACCGACCACCAGGACTACGATGGCTACTATTATGTACTTAAACCTGTCCTTATAGTTGTCGTCATCGTCGGCCATCATTATTGGTAGCCTAGTTGCCAGACCAGCGAGTACCCCGTTTAGTTTTGCGAACATCGCTTTTATTATCGTTAGTCTTACTAACAACATTGCTATTGCCGCATTCGATGCGTATGTGGACCTCATTTGTAATAAGAGGTAACGTGCATGTTTAAAAATATAGTAATAGGGATATATAGACTCCACTTTGAAAGGCCGTTTTCGTACTATAGACCCCGTCCGTGAGAGCGGGGTAGTTCACTAATGGAAACTGACTTCGAGAAGACAATTAATTTTTGAGAAGTAAAGCCTCTCGTTTTTGAAAACGCTACCCAATGTTTTGTACAGGTCAGCGAGGGAAAACCTGAAATGCGGATATATCAACTCAGCGTTATAATATACTGCACATTCACCGAATTCGTCCTTGAAAAAGGAGGGTAAGACCGGCACATTGCCGAACGTTATCGCGGCATATATGTACCCCACGTTTATCCCCTCCTCCAAATAAATGTACCAGCTACCCAGAAAAAGGGCGTTAGGGTTCTTCACTACATATGGTTTTTCGACGGGGGCCATTACGTTATTCGGCCACTTCTTCAACGCCTCTGTCTTCGCGTCTTCTGAGACTATGAAAGCGTTAATGAACGACTTGGGTAGTATATCGACAACTGGCGAGACGCACTCTTTCCCTTCCCTTTCTGCGATTATCTTCGAGATCGCAACACGCTGCGGTTGTCCGTTCTTATAGGCAAATTCGCCCTTCAATACTTTCTCAACGACGTCCTTAAACATCATTTTCGTTCAACTCTTCGTCGCTCTGGTTGAACCTCTCTATCTTTTCTTCAACTACCTTCCTTCTCTTTTCCATCATTTCGTTCCAGATCTCGTCCGGCATCCTCAGGTTCTTTACGTAGTAAAACATCACTGGAGTATCGATTTCCTTCAGGACTCCAGAGCGGGTAGACGCTACTTCCCTCCTCGTGAAAATTACCTTCCCCTCCTTCTTTACTTGAACCCTCCAGGTCGCAATGTCACGGAAGAACTTGGCGACACCTATCAGCCTCGGAACTGTGAAGATTACGAGCGATATGAAGTCCTTAACGTAAACGAACGCGTCAAAGAGCTCAAGCATCTTCCTCTTCTCCGCAGTGCTTCTGATGTTCCACGTTGAAGATAGCCCTATTGCGGAAGGGTCGTCAAAAAGTACAACGTCATAATGTTCTTTGTTTTTGATACTCTCCAGTAGTTGTTTTAGGTCATCAACGTCAAACACGACCCTTTTTCTGACCTCTTTCACGTCCTCAAGGACGTAAAGCATCGACTGGATGACATAGCTGGTCTTACCGCTCCCCGGCTCACCGTAAATAATGACCTCGTCATGGGTGTAGTAGTCCTTCGGTTTGACCGCACTACTTATGAACCAAACAAGGGGGTTATAATGGAAATCGTGAGCTAACTGTGGCAGGACATTCCACCCTTCTCCTCTGGTTTGCGGTATCATAATTTTTTGATAAACCGGGCGTAAAACACTATAATAGCTCTGATAGTCTTCTAATCTCATCGTAACCACCTAGACATTCGACAAGTTTACTCTTTCTCCTTTCGCCAGTCTCCAGGAATAATACAATGCAATTGATATCCTCTTCGCTGATGTAATCTATGCATTCCTCCTTTATTTCGTCTACCAATAGACGCTCCATTATCCTACTTACTTTTTCTTCCATTTCTTAACCACTTTTGTTACTCTTATTATCCTTATTAATGCGAGAAGGGAAACTATACTGCTTAACGCGAGGGACGTTACAGAGCCATACTGGTAAGAGAGTAAGGCCATAGCCATACTCAGCACTGCAAAGAGTAACTCGAAGTTAACAGTAGGCAGGTATCGTAGCTCTGCGAAAGCGTACACTACTAGGATTGCTACGGAAATCAAATCGAGTATGAGCCCGAATATCACCATATGTTGACCCCCATGTTCGGATAGATAACGCTCTCACTCACTGCTATTTCGCTGAGTACTTCAACCAGCAATTTTAACGTCCTTTCCATGTAATTGTCAATACTTTCTCCTTCCTTCCTTTCAAGCTCCCTCATTATATCGTTCATACCTTTTCCAGACTTTTTCGTGATGTAATCGGTCTTGTCCATGTGCATCAACAAGGATTTAGTTGAACTGACGACTACAAGGAATGAAGCTTTGCGTTGCGGAAAGGCTATGCTGTAGTTATTCACCTCGTGGATGATCTTGTTGAGGAGGTTTGTGGCAAACTCTCTGTAAGTCCTAAGCGGTGTTAACTCTATTCCTCCTTCTATTCCGCTTGACATTCCTCCACCCCGTTTAACGCAAGAAGGTATATGTTACTGTTCTTCCCTTTCATCATTTTTATGCACCTTAGTGTACCGAGGATAGACTTCACACGCTGTTTAACTTCTGGCGGGAATGCGTCGTTCATCTTCGTGTAGATTACTATGTCGTCTTCGTCATAGTAAACGTCAAAAGGGTATGACAAGATGATAGGTGGCGATACAACACGCTTAACCTTGACGTTCTTCAGTAGTGCTATAGATTTGACGGAAAGTATGTTGCCGTACAGGACTCCGGCGTTTTGATGTGTTTCGAACTGGGTAAGGTAGTTAAACAGCTTGGTAGGTGCGTATTGTGCTTTGAGTAGGGCCATATACTTTTTTATCATTTGACTTCGTCCTCGAACCACTTCTCGATAACTTCGTTACTTTTTGCAGGAATAATCGCACCGCGTTTATCGTTCTCGTCAAGTTTTTGTATAAAATAGTATTTTATCTCGGGCACTTTTGACCAGAACATCCTGAATCTATCTGCACTGCCCGACAGTATTTGTATTACTTCATGCTTATTGTAACTTACTATTTGCATGTTTATTTCTCCTACGCTACAAAGGAATTCACGAAAAATTGGCAGTGACGTGTTCGCATATACTATTATAACTGGTGCTTTTTTTATTGTATCTAAGAATTCCTGTTTCGAGTCTACAACAAGCTTGTACATATGAAGGAAAGAAGGTATGATAATAAAAATGTTGAACTTTCAGGGTGGAGCGGAAGCTATTCTGACCTCCTCCCCGCCCTTACAGACAGGTCTAGTTTATGACCGCTTTCCTCGGCACTCTGCTTGTCATAATGAAAAATTCTAATATCATCCCTAACACCACTGCGATTAACGCTATAGCGATAGCCAACGCGGAGGGAGATGCCAAGTCCTCTCTCGTAAGTCCCACTGTTAAACCTAACATGATTACGGACATGGCTACACTGAACAATGTAAGCAAATAGAGTCCGCTGTTCGTCCTATCCCTCTCTGGCACCTTATCGTTGAGGATAATACTCGCTAAAACGTCTGGAGAGTTCACGTTAGGGATAGTTAGAACCTTATCCGTCTTCGTCTTCATGATGACGTCCCCGACGACGTTACCGTTCACCAGACGTAAGTCCTCTACGACGACGTCCTTTACGTTCTCGCGGTCAACCAGTCTAAACTTATTATGGACAGCCTCCTCCACAACGTCGAAGTTTAGGAGTGACAGAGAGATGAAGACTATTGTAGCTACGAGTAAAATTACCTCTAGTGATATAGCCCATACTGCTGCGTGGTAATTCACGTTAAATTTCGTTATATTCATAGTACCTGTGTTCCAAGAGAGAGAAAGTATTGCGAATAAGCCAGAGAAGAGTGTGGATAGTATAAATTTGATGAACCTAAACATAGGTATGTCCTTAACGACATAAATGCCATGCTTTCCTATTACAAGTGACGTTTTCTCGTCCAACCTGAACCTATGTATGATATTCATAGGAGAGAAGTCATGTGAGATAAAATAAGCCTCCCCCGCACTTCTAGTTGGTATGACCGAGATTTGGTATTACCTTAGCAAATTTGGTACTACCCAAGTACAGGACACACCTCTAAAACAGATCTGCTAGTAAAAATTAGTGAGGGTTTGGAATTTTACAAATCGTCTAGGTGCTCACTAATTTTTACTAGAAAGTGTCACTCTGGGGGTGTGTCCAGTATTTGGGTAATACCAAATTAACGGAGTATTGCCAATAATCTGGTACTATTAGTAATACTTACAAAGGGGTAATACTGATAACCCCGACACACCCCCCAGAAAAAGTTGTTAGTAAAAATTAGTGAGGACTTGGAAAATTAGAAATGTTCTAGGTGCTCACTAATTTTTACAAGCAGATCCAGTTTAGAGGTGTGTCCACTACTTGGATAATACCAAATTACAATCAGTAATACCAGTTTGCCATCGGTAACACCTACTCGCAATTAGTAATACCAACTTACTATTAGTAATACCTGAAACTGGTAATACTAATGACCCCGACACACCTCCCAGAAAAAAATGCTTGTAAAAATTAGTGAGGGTTTAGAAATTTACAAATGTTCTAAGTGCTCACTAATTTTTACAAGCAAGTGTCACTTTGGGGGTGTGTCCACTACTTGGGTAGTACCCACTAGCTAGTAATACAGATGACAACTCATTAGTAATACCAGCAACAGGGTGATACCTACTTACCATTGGTAATACCTAATTTCCAGTAATACCAGTTTCAGGTATTACTGATTGTGAACTGGTAATACTGATAAACAGGACACACCTCTAAAACAGATCTGCTTGTAAAAATTAGTGACGACTTGGAAAATATGTAATTCGCTAAGTGCTCACTAATTTTTACAAGCAAGTGTCACTTTGGGGGTGTGTCCAGTACTTGGGTAGTACCAAATTAACGGAGTATTGCCAGTAATCTGGTATTACCAGTGGTGAGTGGGTATTATCTATTTGCTGGACACACCTCTAAAACAGATCTGCTTGTAAAAATTAGTGAGGGTTTAGAAAAATTCAGAGGCTAAACTTCTTCTTGACTTTTAACAAGGTGTCTAGGTGATCCAGCTCTGATTGGCTGACCTGTAGCACGGTACCGTCCTTGAGCCTCACGATGTAGTAAACTTTGCCGTTTTCCTTCTTCCATCCTATTATTTCGTAGCTGTCGTCGGGTTCCATGTAACGAAATACCGGAGGCTCTACAGTCCTGTCGATGTAAAGGAAAACCAAGCGTAGGCAGTCTTTTGCCTTTTCTATCGTTTCGTCGTCTGCTATTACTCCGTCAAAATCTTTACACGAATTCGACATACTCCTCATCTCCTACCATTTTACGATTAACCAGACCTCTCTCTTCTGCCCACTTTAATACCTTATCTGCAATCTCGTCGCCGAGTATACCGTAGAACTCGCTAAGTGTGAACTGCCTTCCTTTCAAGTCCTTATAGATGTCTTCCATGTTGCCTGCGAATTCCAAACCGCCGTTACCATCCCTCTCTTCTTTATAACCGTTAACGACCAATTCTATGACCTTCTGCCCGAACTCATTACGCACCCATTTGTTCCTGTTACCTTTGTCCTTATCTAGGTCGACCAGCCCCTTCTTCGCCAGATTGAAAAGCCACGACTTCGCTGTCTCCGTATCAACCCTCAGCCTCATGGCTATGGTCTTCGTTTCCTCGAACTCGGTACTCGTGGCTTGTAACGCTTTCAGCTCCACGCTTGTCAACCCTACTGCCGACACCAAGAAGTAACGTAACAGTTTTTGACAGAACAGCGAATAGACCTCCTCATCTACTGTTTCCTTCCCCAGAAGTGAAGCGAACACCTTCATCACCTTTAAACCTTGGTCGTAAACACGGAAGGCGTATTGGTTGTATTCAGTTATAACGGCCTTGAATTTCATTGCTATCTCTTTCGGGAGTCTCACCGTCTTCGGTGTGTAGTACATCCAGGCGATGGCTAGATACTTCGTAACGGGGTCATACTCGAATGCAGTGTCACCTCTCTCAGCTATCTTCTCGTAAATCTTTTCAGTGTCACCTCTCTCGAGGTCTAAAGCGACAGTCAGGAATCGGCTCATTATTTGATTCACTTGGTCGTTTGAGTAATCAACGTTTACCGCAGTAGAAACCACGCTAGGTGGGTAATCTACTAGACCGTAACTGCTTCCTAACTTATCATCCGTACTTTTTGCGGTTAGGTTCGCCAGCCTACCTTCAGTCATTAAGAGGCTAAGCTCTTTCAATGCGTCAATGTCTATAGTTTCAACAATGAATAAACACCTGTTCTTCAATAATTTCCCGTTATCCTCAAACGCCAAATAGCTGAGTGCTTTTCTCGTTAAGTTTGAGACCCATAAAACGGAACCGTAACCCTCCTTAAGTGCGAACATGTTTGTGATGCTCTTGACGGCTGACGACTTCCCCGCTCCTGAGGAGCCGAGTACCAGTACCCCTATCTTAGGGAGACCCTGGTAAAAGGCCGACTTTATCGCTATCAACGTCAACAATTTGACTTCATCATCGCCAACGTGCCATTTCTCCGATTGTCGAAGGAACCAGTCGATGGGGTCTTTCCTTAACTCCTCCCACTGCTCCGGGAACTCCTCCATTATCCACTGTTGGAGAGGCTTCTCTACGGTGTTCTCCGCTAACACCTGCCTGACAAAATCGCTAAACTTCTCTTTTTCCCTCTTTATGGATGTACATTCCCCTCCTCTTTTGAACGTCCCCTCCGTTATCGGATATGTTACCTCTTTGTCGTCTTTGATGTACTTGTAAGCAGGCAAAATGAGAACCATGTCATCGTTAATCACGGCGTAAGTATCTTCCTCGTCTACCGCTATCTCGATCCCGACGTTTACACACTCACTGTCGTACTTGTACTTCTTCATGTTCGGTCAACCCCAACCTTGCAAGTAGTGACCTGAACCTGAGGTCGAGGAAGTACACTTCCGCCCTATCTTTCGGACTCCTTACCGCTCTACCGATGGCCTGTTTCACTGTGATGAACGCTATTTCATTCATGAGTTTCCAGGTGGTCTTTTGCCCCCATACCTTTGTCACGTATTCGACAACGTCCTTGAAGTACGGGTCGTTAGTCTGCGGGTAAGGTACGTTCACGATTATCACCTTTCTAATCAGCGACCTACCGTCTTCAACGAATTCGACACCTTCGGTTATTTTGCCTCTTGCAACTGCTACAATTAACCCTCGTCTCGGTATTTTGTCCAGAGTTGTCCTGGAGTCCTCGATATAATCGGCTATCCCCCTAAACCATTCTACCATCTGATAACTACTCACAACTACCAACGTTATACCTTCAGGAGATTTTAGTTCCTTCACAATTTCTATCGTTTTCTGCTTCAGGCTGTCACGTTTACTGAAGTTGTAGTTCAGCTTCTCAGAATCATGTAGATAATATGTTATGTTGGGCTCAAACGGCTTAGCCGATATGCGTTCGTAATTGCTAAGATGTAAAACGTTTTGTATGTAATCATCGCTGAACATTGTACCGCTCATCATTATCCAATTATATCCCTCTAACTTTCGTAACAGAAACGAGGGGTCTACTGGTTTTATTCTGTACCTTTCTTCATCTTCATATATCTTCCAAGTCTCCGGGTCGTACTCCATTAATGCATTATGTATTTCTTCGGCTTCATCACTTAACCCTCCTGGTGATACTGGCAATGTTGTCGATTCTCTCTTTAGGAACTTCTTAACACTTTCAAGATATCTCCGTTCTAACCCTTCGCTGTTCTTGATCAGTTTATCTAATTCCTCCTTGGAGATGCTGAACTCTACAAAATCGTTGAGGTTCATTAAGTTATGTGCCTCATCAAACACGACCAAGTGGTGTTTGACTGGGGCGAAGTTGAAGAAGAAACCCGTATAAGTCGAAAGGTACATCTTAACGTCAGAATCGTTTTTAAGCCTGAAATAAGGACAGTCCCACGATTCTTTACAATATTTGTAAAGTCCTTTTTCTCTCACTTCTTTACGGTCTATCGTTTCTGCAAATTCGTCACAGTGGACTATTTGCCCCCTTTCACGCCATATGCAACTATTCGTTTTGTATTTCACCCTGTTCCCTACCTTGACTTTTCTGTAAGGTTTACGGCATACTCTCGCTTTCCCTATCAACCCAGCGAAGTCTATCCCCAATTCTTTCGCCTCTCTTTCCCATGGCTGGTACTGAGAAATTGTCCTGGTATTTACCATGAAATGGTCGTAAACGTTTAAGGCGTATAGTATTGTAAAGGTCTTTCCGCTCCCCGTGGGCATCTCGAGGACAACGTTTTTACCGTTGTCAATAGCGTCACGGATTTTGCCGATAACCTCCTCTTGGTAAGGAAAAGGCATCTTCACAAAAAACCACCGGAAAAAAATTATCCCTTTAGTTTAGGCTTTGTCTGCTGGGTTGGCTTCTTAACCTCCTCCTCTTCCTCTTCCTCCGTCTCCTCCTCTTCTTTATCCATAATTAGGATCTCATCATAGTACGTTTTGTTCTGTCTCTTGCTGACTTTGATCTTGAGCTTCGTACCTTCCGTAATTTGCTTAGTCTCCCATGCGTCATTGAGAACTTCGTACGCCATTGGCGTTAGCTTCATGATCGCTCTGTCCCCTAACTCTTGGGCGTCATACTTCCTGGACTTTAGGATTTCGTCGCCGTCCTCAGTCTTCGTGACAACCTTCTCTATTACGCTTTCGAATTTCCCGCTAATCGGTCTTACGACAATACTGTAGTCCTCAATCTTCTTTATGGTACCGTCCTTTAGCGATATGTCCCTCTCTGCAGACCTCGGAGCTTGCAGCACCTCAACGACTACTCCGTCGAAAGGCCTTACTATCGGTAATTTTTCTCTCTTCATCAATACCTTCATGCGTTGGCACCTCCCAAAGCCTTAGCCTTCTGAATACTCTCTTTCCTCTTGTCGTTGATAAACCCCCTTGCGACAGCCTCGGCCACGAGTTCTCGCGTTGCTTGACTTATGTCTATCCCTTCTTCTTTACACAACCTTAAAAAAGAATCTTTTAATCCCTTCTCCATCTTCACGGATATATACGTTATTTCGGTTGACATGTTTTTTCCATATAAAGGTTATGTCCTGTGGTATTTAAGTCTTACTGAAAATAGACTCTGTATAACCATTCTACACAGTAAGAGTTAAATGCCATGAAGTATGAATACTGAAAATAGACTCTGTATAACCATTCTACACAGTAAGACTTAAATACTACAAAGTATAGACTTTGTCAGTGGTCTGAATGACCCAAAATGTGAAGGAAGTGCTTGAACAGGAAAAAAACATTAATTTTTTCATTCAATACGTGCAAGTGACGAGAGAGTATCATGATACATACCATAAGCTATACATAAGTGTTCGAGACCCGAAACAAAGCGAAATCCAATCTGAACACTTAATCTTTGAAAGCCTGAATATCGGCAGTATCCTCAAGGACATCTACAAGCTCAATGCGATATACAGGCGTACTGACAACGACAAGTTAGCTGAGGGTGCCAAGGAGGAGATACTGAAGTTAATTGCGTTGTTGATATGGTCGCTAGAGAGGTGAAAGAATGCTATACATAACAAACGGTTTCAGTCCTTCAATGCTAAAAATACCAGCTGACGTGGAGTTTAAGGAAGTTAGTAAAGAGGAATTCTGTGGTGCAGTAAATAGAGGAGTTAACGCCATAGGTCATGCGGGGACGATTGACTTAGTCAATAACTTATGCGGTATAGCCTTGTCCGTAAACAGGATTAGTATCACTGCAGCTGTGGGCGACGAAATTTACATAATAATGTTAGCAACTCGTTTAGAGGAAGGGAAGGTATTGAAGGCGGAAGAGATTCAACGTATGTATAATGAAGGAAAAGTAAGATTGGTGAAAGCAAAGGTTTACGGTGCAGTTCTAGAAGAATTAAGTGATTGTCAGGGCGTATGTGATGAAGCAACATACGACACGTTATCGTACAAAACAAAAACGGTAAGTCCGAGGTGATGTCATGAGGATAGTTACGTTCAAGATTGATGAGGAGTTGCTGAACGTCTTAGACCTCTACTGCATTAACAACAAGCTGGAGAGAAGCGTGGCGATTAGGAATGCTATAGAACTTTACTTGAAGGAAAAGGAGGCGTTGGAAACAATGAAGGGGGTTGAAAATGAGAGATATAACAAGGAGGAATGAGGAACTAGAGCTAGAGTACGCCAAAGCCGTAGACACCATAACTAGACTACAGACTAGGATTAAGAAGCTTGAAGATGAAAACACCAGGCTGAGAAGACAAAATGACATATTGATGAGGGCGATTGAGATTACGCTAACTATACCAGGTGAAAAGCAAGACCTTCATCTTAAGGAAGTCCTGGAGAAACTACGTGGGTGAGAGCTTGATAATCTTTGACGCTGAAAGAGGAGAATATATCGATACGGAGACGGGAGAGGTCATAGAGGATAGAGTTGTAGACCAGGGACCGGAATGGAGAGCATACGACAATCAGGACAGAACGGAGCGGGAAAGAACTGGACCCTGGTTAACTTTGAAATTTCACGATGAAGGACTTTCAACTAGGATAGGAAACAATAGGATAAAAGATAAAATAAAGCTAATGAAAATGCAAAAATTGCAGAATACAACTAGAGTCTCTAAGGATAGGAAATTAATAACATACCTTCAAATGCTTAACAGTGAGGCATCGAAACTGGATTTGCCGGGACATGTGAAAGAGACTGCGGCATTTATGCTAAGGAAACTCTTTGCTAAACCATTCTTAGCTAAAGAACCATATGCATTACTTGCAGCAGTATTATACTATTCATGTGAGGTGAATAATGTTCCTACACGCTTGCAGGAGTTTAAGGTAAGGTACACTATATCTTCACATGAATTATGGAAGGCCCTGAGGGTAGTAAAAGAAGCAGCAGAATTCAGACATAAGATGAAACCGACCGAATGCATCCCTAAAGTAATTGGCAAATTGAACTTACCGCCAGTTATAGGAGCTAAAGTGGTGGAGCTAATGGACTTGATGTATGAGAATGGCCTAACTGGCGGCAAGAGT